GCTATATGAGATTGAATACCCGACCATAGTTTTGGTTTTGCAGCGACTCGTGGGCGTGCTGGCATTCGTGCCTCTGCAATGGATTGTAGAACAGCCTGTTGCTCTGCCTGATTGGCATATTGTTCTATAGACGCTGCGGATGGGATCGCATAATGAACGCCTACAAACGCTGCGGATGATGGCTGCGATGGGGCAGCACGCATAGAGGGCGTACGATCCGCTGTCAAATGAATAGCGGGTGTATCACCTTGAAAGGGAAGCGAACTTACAACAGGTGCTTCAACAAGTGGCATTGCATTCTTGTTAGAGGATGGAACGATCCGTTTGCTTGGAACACGATTGGGCTGAATATTGCTGGGATTCACATTAATCATGATATCATCATAGAAGTTGCGTCCTCGGCCATACATCTTATCGCCCGTTGCAATAAACTCATGTTGTGTCATGGGACGATAGGCGGCTGGTGCTGCACCATAGGTTTGCTGACGAAGTACCTTGGGGAGTTCGCTATAGAGATGTCCTGGAGTCGCTAAACGCTTATGCGTATGGTAGATCGGAGCCATCGGAGCATTACCTGGCATAAGATACACTGTATCGCCCACATCTGCTTGTTTTCGGACACGCTTACGCTTCGGAGCCTTGCGGCGTTTGCCACCCCGTTTATATACTTCCTCTATTTCTAACTCTTCTGAGGGATCCATTATACTACTGGAGAAGATTATTGTTTGGCTTTCCATTCAATCGGATCAAACCGACGGAAGTAGCGGATCGGCTGCGAATACATGTTGATATGCAAAAAGGAGTATGGCTCTGCCGTAGCGAATTCATAGAGAGCCATTAGCTTATGTTCGTCGGTTCCGATCTCCTTCACAAAACTGTCTAATTCGGCTTTGTTTTCTGTATGAAAGAAGGAGATACAATCCAAGTTGGAACGGATTAAGGTAGGCAAGTAAGTGTTCCATTTCTGTAGTAAGTAGATATTCGTTAGATTCATGTGACGATTCTGCGTAGCCAGCTTCGTAATGAGATTAGCCTGTTTGGTTTTAATCATGTGGATGCAGTCATCATAGATGATGCAATAATTCGGCTTGCCCTTCTTGCCCTTCTTCTCACGCCGTTCCGTGTACGCATCACATTTCGCAATGATATCCTCTAAGACATCATTATTGAGCGTATCGTAGTATTGATCGTCTATGTCTTCCATCAACGGAGCCATCTTATCATCGTTTGGTGCCGTAGGGCTGATAAGGAAGATCAAATCAAAATGCTTGTACCATGGGCTTTCTTTCTTCATAATAAGGTTAAGAAGAAGGGTCGTTTTACCGCCACCCTTACGGGCAATAAGGGCGTAGTTACATGGCTTCAATGGTAACGGAGAAGATTTATCCGTACATTTTTGGCTGTCAAACGGAGCTAAGGCTCGTGTTAATTCACTGGAACAGACTTGCATCTTTATAGAGTATGCGATTAAAAACCACCACGGCCTCTTACACGCCGTTGACCCATAATCGTTCCGCCCCGTTTAGCAAGTGCCTCCTCTCCTACATTCCCAATATCACGGGCAATATCCGTAAGCTTGACCCCCAGCCACTTACTAACATTCGGCATTTCCTCCACCAGCGTCTTCAGATCCTGTTTGATCCATGCACGGCCTTCTGCATCCAGAAAACCACTGGCATCTGCTAAATTCAGGACAAACGACTGACAGTTGTTTTTTAAGAAGTCATAATCATAAAAGGATTTTCCCATCTTCGTTCTCGCATTCTCAAGAAGTTCTGCAATATTGATATTACCTTTCTGTACTCCCATATCCAGTGGATAAACCTCGGCTTTTCCTCCTTGGTTTAGATATGAGGGGTCTTCCCGGGCTTCTAGCTTCTCCAGCTTCTCAATCACATACTTATCATTTACTACGATTCCCGTATGGAACACCTCATCAAACCCCGCTTTCTTCTTTAGCTCATTCCACTTGCCCGCTGTAATGAGTTGAACGGCAATGACACCAGGTGTAGCAACAGGAGCACGAACCATCTTCAGGCTGGTGATCGGTTCTCGGCCATGTGCTTTGATGAATTTACGAAAACGCTTGGGAAGATGAGTATCGGATGTGATGCTGCTCCACATTTCCTCAAAGTATGCACTCCATGAATCATCCTCGGCTTCTTCCAATAGAGTACCTCCTTTTTTCATCATGTTAACATGATCTTGTACTGCACCACCTTTTTTCTTTGCTAATCCCTCGGGCATATATTCATTTTTCCAATCAATGTATCGCATAGGGATAAAACCAGGAACATTTGCGTACTGAGCTGGAATCATTATAATATGTGCTTAGATAAAAAGAAAACATAGTCCGTAGTAGATAGAATGTCAATTAATGGCTCTTCCAGTTCCTTTTTACCTTATACCTTGTCCGGCCTTACCGATGCCACCTTCTCTAATAGTAACATCGGTAATGGAATTGCAACCACGCTACAAGTTACGACTGCAACACCATCTAAGATTGCTCGGTTTGACGCAAACCAATATCTTGTCAGTGCGGTGGTAGATACATCGGATCTTGTTCCTTATAGTGGTGCAACTACCACTGTTAATCTTAACAGTCAGAATATTACAACTACCAATGTTCCTACTGCGAATCCAGATTTAACAAATAAACTATATGTAGATTCTGCGATTTCAGCCAGTAATCTTCTTCCTCTTAACAATACATGGACGGGAACCAACGACTTCAACAATAACTTCTCCGCTGGTAAGAATGCGATAACCGCAACACTCACCACCACGACATGGAATCAGCCCTATTGGACGGCTGGAACGGGAACGGCGACATACTCCTACAACACGGGAACGACACAGGGAACGGCGTATGGTAATATTGGAGTATCCAGTTTCACGCTGAACTCCACGGGACTAACCGCTGGGTACGGGCAGACCTATCAGATGACGATAACCAATATGGTCTTTTCTACTCCCTCATCTGGTGGTGTTTATTTTGAGATCAGGCAGAGTGGAACAGTATTGTATAATAGCGGGTTCTTATCCACCTATACAAGCACGACACGCACTTTTAATTTTGCGGTTCAGGCGAATGGAACATCTCTAAGTATCATCGTCTATGACTTCGCAGGAGCATCGTCCCAGCCTTACTTCTTCTTTGGAACGATTACGCTGACGGCTCTATCCACAACAATATCCAACCCTTATGTATCAGGTGCTTTACAAATTGGTAGTGCTTCTTATCCAACACCAACCGCCATTACCGCATATGGCGATATGGCGATTACAGGTGCAACTTCCATCACGGGAATCATTACAGCAACAGGTATTGCGACAGGGACACCCGCAACAACGATCGGATTGAACGCATCCAATCAATTGATTAAGTATACGAACCCTACATCGGTTTTTACTGGTTCAGTATCGGCTGGATATGTACCCTATGCGTCCTCTGCGAATGTGTTTGCGAATAGTATCATCAGTCAGTCAGGAGGAACATTAACCATAACACAATCGTCAACAACAGTTCCAGCTATGACTATAACTTCTGTAGCTCCAGACTCAGCAATTGATCTAAATTGTACTGCAACAAGTGGTAGAAAATACCGAGTTGGATCTGCTGGTACAGGAACAGGGGCAGGTGTAGGAAACTTCTTTGTTTATGATGCGACAGCTGGACTAGTACGTGTTGTAATTGATAGTTCGGGGAAAGTAGGTATGGGAACAATCACTCCATCAGGTCAATTAAATATAGTATCGTCATCTGCAGATTATACTAACTCTCTAGTGGTAAACACTGCTTGGCCGTCTATTACATTAGATGGATCAGGAACTACTGGGCGTTCTTGGTCTATTCTTAATGGTGCATCTGGTGCGGGTGTAGGTCAAGGTAATTTAGGCATATATGATATAACTGGTGGTGCATATCGTTTATCTATTAATAGTTCTGGTTATGTTGGGATGGGTGTAGATGTATCTACTCAGAAATTAATGGTTCAAGGTAATGTTGTTAGTAGAGGAGCATCAACAGGAGGTACATTGGGTACAACATCAGGAAATTTGGTTTGTCTTAATAGTGATGATAGTTATACTTATCCAACCATAAGTACATTCAATTACCAACACGATAACCAAGCCCTTTTATTTGATATGTATTATGCTGGTAATTGGTATAACTCTACTGGCGGTTTCGGTTGGAGTATATATAAATCAGGTAATAATTTAAACTTTTACTATATGAAAAGCAATGGTGCAGGTACTGCATCAACCCCTCAATTAGTAATGACAATGAATACATCAGGAACAGTATCAATACCACAGCAACCCTATGTTTTATTATATGGTGGTGGTGGTGGTAGTATTCCATATAATAATGGCGATATCTATGGAGCAAGTGCAGGAAAAGCAGGTTATTTTTCAGTCGGTCAAAGTGTTGGAATGTCAAATGTATTTGGTAATGGCTGGTATCAAGCATTAGGAACATTTTATGCCCCACAAACTGGTAAATATCAAATTAATCTAACTATGTATTGGAACTCATTTGTAGGAGGTACTCGTTGGAGCATACAACAGTATAATTCAGCAAATACTAGCGTAGCTAATAGATATTGTATGATTGAAGGCGCGGGTATTGGTGGTGATACAATCCGTCAGTATTCGTGCATGCTATATATGACTGCTGGGGATTACTTCTTTATAAAATATGTATCAGGTGGTGGTACTAGTTATGCTTACTTCTCAGGTTATGAACATAGTAGTATGACTATTCATATGGTTTCTTAGCGAAGCACACGTTCCGTCTAAACTTAAAAATAATATCTAACATAAGTATATATGGAACCACTAATAGAACAAAAACCTCATCTTTATTATGAGTGTAAACCTGAAAATGTTGTCTTAGCACCCTTTGTCCCACCGATTGCTACCGAACAGCAGAAGACCGTGGAAGAACTCAAACAGGTGGTTGTAGATCTTACGGCGTTGGTGCAGCAACTCCTCAAAAAGTAGATCCGATAAAAATTGATGGATGTTTTAATACAAACATAGATCAATCATGTCTAAGGCGATCCAAAAGGCGTATGAGGAATCCAATAAAGTACTTCAAGAAGAAAGGAATGCATACCGTGAGGCTAATCAACAAAAAGTGAAGGAACGCAAAAAGGAATGGCGTGAAGCTAATAAGGAAAAGATCAAAGCTCAAGAAAAGGCATATCGTGAAGCTAATAGAAGTGCAAGAGAGGCAACCAGACAGAGATATCTTGAGAGAAAAAAGGCGGTCTAATCCCAACACCGCTCAACACCGCTCACTTGACGGCGTCAATTATAATATCCTTAACGACTCACTCTAAAACACTGTATCCATATTCATATTATAATTATTCTCATCTGGAAAAAGTATAGAGTTTAGATCCAAAGGTACATAGGATAGAATATTGTTTCTGGGATAGATTTGGAAATGAAAAAAGTATAAAAGCCAGGTTAGAGATTCTTATAATATGGAAATGGATAGTGGATTTCAGAAGGAGTCGCTTATTGTATTAAAAAACTATCGGTCAAGTGAGCGGTGTTGAGCGGTGTTGGAGTTTTGGAGGGGTAAAAATTGACGGATCCATGATAGCATTCTAATCACTCTGATATAAAAATAAGATAAATGTCCTATTAATCAAACACTGCATCAATGTATGGTGTTAGTTTTTGATTCATGTACTCTATATCAATGTTTGCATCCTTATCTAATTTCATGGATACACCCAAATCATTGAAATAGGATACAAATTCCCTTTTCAGGTACTTCCCATAGCGTCCTGATAGAATAGCATTCTTCAGTAATTTCTTTGCACACTTTTTGTGGCCAATGATAAGTGTATTTTTGGTGATAGAATGATACTTCATATAAGCCTGTAAGAATGGATTATCATCAGACAGAGTCTTGGAACAGCACATGCATGCAATGCCTATTTGCTCTATCTCAAACCGCTTAATACAAGATGATCCAATGGGTTCCAACATGATTCCGTTGTGCTGATTCACGATTTTGTTGATATAATGGATGTTCTCTTTCCCACAGATGCATTTCATGCCTGCTTCCTCATCATAGTTGGATTCAACCACGATCCACTCACTGCAAAGATGCCTATGGCTCACAACGGATGGCTCGGAGTAGCTGGAATGCTGTTTTAGCATTTCCATGAGCTTCTTGTAATGGATTCCTGCTTCGGATAATGACATGGTGGGACAGCGATTTCCACCGATCAGATTCCGTCAATTTTTTAGAAAATGAATCCGATTCAAAACCTCCGGTCCGCATGCCCGGCGTGTTTTCCGGCCTAAAGTATTTTCTCTGTATAGAATATAGAGATGCCAGCCCCCACGATTAAATGCGAGTTCTGCGAAAATCACGAGATGCGACGAGATGCCTATGCCGTTCATGTTAGAGCGAAACACATGAAAGAAATTGCAACACTACTACTGGAAGATTTTAAAGATCATAAATCTAATACAATTGCTGCGTATGCTGCAGATCGTAGCACAAAAGCCATGCCTGTTTACTCTAAAATGTATCAGGATGCTGAATACTGGTTTGGTGTAAAGCCACTCTTTTATATTCGGGAAAGTAACGAGGTTCCCTATGTAGAGAGTCGCCCAGATACGAATTTGAAGCCTTATCCTGAGGATGAGGAGCTCCGTCAATACCTAAAACGTGAGGAGAATTTGGTTTCTCATCATGCGTTCATAGAGGAGGTTCTACAAAGTATTCCATTGATGAACTTTGTAAAGCTTGGTAAGGATTTGGAATTTCGTAATCCTGATGTAGTTAGCATGAAAAAGGAACTATTTATATTGCGTGCTAGTTATGCATCACTAGAAGAGAGTTCAAAGAAAGAAAATGAGCGTCTAAAGAAAGAGGTAGAACGTTGGAAGGAAACGGTAGAAGAGAAAGAATGCATTGTGGATCTGCGATGTGATTTACGGTCAGCAGAATCCTATGCACAACAGTTACAACGATCTACTTCCTTAATGAAAGAGAAAATGGAACAAATGGAAAAAGATTATGAGGATCGGTGGTCACAACTTAATGAATCACAATTTACAAAAGAACGCCAAATAGAAGAGTATGAAGATTCCCTACGTAAGAAGATTACTAAACTAGAAGCAGACCTAGAAAAGGATAAGTGTAATAGAGCAGTAAAAATAGCAGAAGCTGTCCAAAAAGCACTTGAGAAAGAGCGTGAAACGGTCCAAAAGAAAGAAGATAAAGAGCGTGAAGCAAAGCAGAAAATTAAGGATAAGAAAGCCTTAGATAAGGCAAAGGCAAAAAAAGCCGCAAAGAAAGCTAAGAAATTAGCAGAAATGAGTGACTCAGACTCGGCTTCAGACTCAGACTCGGACTAGGGCTAAAACTGCATGTTTGTTTATTTTCTGAACTGAAAATGTACGCCCTAGCAATTATTACCACACCCAACAGTACCTTAGAGGTGCTGTTGGGTTTCGTTACTTTATTAAACACTGAATATCGGTGCGCCCTTCACATTGTAATGTATTTACGACTCTTTCTGAAAAACAGTATCCATATTTTGTTATAGGGGCTAAATAGGTATTTGAAAGTATGCCCCAAAGGGTGTTTTTATAAAAAGGGAATTTGAAAAGGGTATAGAAA